ATGTTTTTAAAATGCTTACCAAAAACAAAAGTATGTGTTGCTCTAGTTGGTTTTGGTTTAAATTTTAAAATATTATCTGCTCCAATATACCACCACCATTCAGATGGAGACATTTCACGACATTTATCGATTGCATCATTAATAAACTTAGTCTGAAAAATATAAGTCATTGATTCTCCGGTGTTTTCAATCGAAGTGCTAGAATAATTAACTTGTGGATTATTTGATTCGGTTTGATAGCGATCTATAATTGCTTTTACAACATCTGACACATCTTCAGCTGGTGAAGCAAGATGTCCTTGTATTAAAGTACTAGCTGTATCTGTAGTAAGTTCGATATAAGTATCATACTTTAACATTGAAACTGCTAATTTAGAAACATATCCCAAACAAACCACTTTAACATTTTCTGAATTGCCACTTATAGTAGGTTCATACTTAGAAATAAATCCTGAGTATATCTTAAGACCGTCTGTTCCTGTGTCATTATCATTAACCCATAAATCTATACGATTATTAAGTTTTATCAAATAATTCTCATCGAAGTCATCAAATTTCTTAGGAATTGTAAAGCTAAGCTCCCCCAATCCACCATTTATTTTTTTTGAAAATCCTGAAAATTGTATATCTTGCAAGACTTTGATATACTCTCCGTTTGGTTTATAAATTTTAACAAAATATGATTTTATAAATACCTTGGATTATATTCTATTTTCATATCGAATTGATGCTGTAAGCCGCTTGAAGAATATGTTTGCATTAATAAATCTTCATTGGTATACTCAGTATAATTAGCTCCGGAGTCGGTAGAATATGATAATGTCCCACTAGAATAAGAATTACCAGATCTAGAACGAATTAAATATCCATTAGAACTATCGACGCCCGTTCCAGATATTACTATCCAATAA